CTTCTGCAACATGACTATCATCTTGGCAATTTGCGAATCAGGGTGACTTCGCGGGTTATCGGGATGCGGGATTAGATCCGCAATCGTCCGCTTCTCAATGTTTAGCTGTGCGTATTTTTCCATAAGCCGCTTTCGTTATGCTAATCTATTTGAATTATACTTGCGTCCTTGACGGCCTTTAATAGCGTATGTATTGGAACAGGAACGCCCCACGTTCTATAACCTTTATTTTGCGCTGGCTTTTTCGGATACTTTTCCATCCATTCGCTTTTATAACACACCCACGCCCTGCGAAGCATTTGCCAGTTGAACAGATAGCACCGTCTACTTGGGAGAAAAGCATAGGCCAAGAAATCTATCAGTAAATCTTTTTCCATCCAGCCATCTGCGCCAGTTTGGTCGTTTGATAAATATTCCAAAAATATATCGTTATAATCTTCCTCCCGAAGCTTCTCATCTATCATAAGTACCTTACTCGATCCGAGATAAACCACACGGTCAACCCCCAAGTACTGCCCTTGACATTTCTTCGTAACCGCTGTGGCGAATTGCATGTCGGGGAACGCCTTCTCGTAAACTGCCTGCCAGAAATCCTCATGTTTGTGCTCTTGGCTGAATTCTAATCGCTCATGGAAATCATGCACTTTGATTCCCCCAAACCATCCAGCCTTCCCGCTTCTGTCTCGCGAAAAGCTCAATCTTTGGTAGTTCAGGATACATCCGCTCAATTATCTCGTATACACGGTCGGGCTTCTTGCTATGTTCCTCTCTCGGCGACTCTACCACTGAATCCGGTCGGTTCTCTGGAAGTGGTGTCGGGATACTGCCCTTGGTTGCGATTAGCAATAACTCATGCCTTTGCCTAGCATAATACCCCATGCCCCAATGTTGAGTACCGAATAAAACCTTATCAGAATCGCCCCATTTATAAGCATAATCTACAACACGGCAATGACCAATGTATGCCAAAAATTTCTGAGCAGCTAGTTTCCCTAATACGATATAGTTACTTCCGTCTTTTTTAGTAAGAATTTTAGCATCTATATCAATTTCGTCTAACCGCTGCACTAAAAACTCGTTGTCTGATCTCGTAAAGCCATGTGTACATAAATCAATTCCGCCGGATTTTTGCAAGTAACCGTCACCGATATACCAATGAAAACAGATTAACGGGGTAAGTTGTAGATCACGCGGTACTGTCTTGATTTTATTGATATACCACCTTATATGTTGACTCGATAGTTCCTGATTAACCCTTGTCCATAAACTCCAACCTTCTCGATCCTTCCTTTCTTTATAAACAGGCTCGAACTCACTAAATTCATCGGCCAACAATTGAGTATGCCCCAAGCTTTTAAGGTTCCACTGCAACCTAGCGTTTTTATTTCGGATTCCCTTGGCCAAACAGCCATCACCTAACATTTCTCCATCGAGAATTTGGTGTTGGCGGTCGGTAAGAGATTCGCGATTTATGACTTCTCTGTGTGGTTCAAGCTCAATTCCTTGATTATTTAGCCAGTAACGGATCGTGCTTTCCGGTCTCCGCATTAGATTGGCTACTTCCTTGACAGCGTATCCGTTCCTATATAAATGAGCCTCTCTACTGTATCCTTGTCGGTCTGGGGTCTGTAATTCAAATTGTCCGACACTAGGGGATTCTTTAACCCAAACCATACACGTCCGATAATTAAAGCCCCACGACTCAATAACGCGCATCGCTTCAGCCAGCTTCGGACTTGTTGCCCACATAAAAAGAATACAGTCATCGGTTGTTATATCAGAAACTTTAAGATTGCATATACCATCCAGTGACATGGTCGGATACTGGTTCTCTATCTTCCGATTATCTGACTGACAGTGTTCGTATTGCCACGGTGGATCGGCATAGATAACGGGATATTGCCGTAAGGCTTCAAGCGACTCAACAGGCTTCTCGGATATTGCCTTAAGTTTTTCAACCTTCTCTTGCCGCCGTTCTTTCGTGCGAACCTGTTTGTATACCTGATTTATCGAAGTTTCGCTCTTTTCAAGCTTCTCTTTCTGTTCAGGTGTGGCTTCTTTCTGTATCTTGTCCGCCTTCGCTATGGTGTCATGTGATACGCCAGCGGCTTTTGCCAATTCTTTCTTGGTAGACACTTCGTCAGATTTCTGACTAAGTGTTTTTGGTCTTCCGGGTGCAGTGTTCCCATGTTCCCGCTGCTTTTCCTTAGCCTTTGCCGCTATCAGCGGTTTCAATATCAACGCCAGCTTTGACCGCTGCCATGCGTTCAAGTTACGTCTTGCAAACTGGTTCTGGATTATCCAAACCTTAGCCGCATCCCGATCCGCAAACGCCCGCTCAACCGTCTGGAATTCAATACCGTGCTTCTGGCATATCGCATATCGGTTATGCCCGTCAACTATGCGGTTATCCCAGACCACAAGCGCATCGCGGCAGCCTTCAGCGATAAGGCTTGCTTCCAGTTGTTCTCGTTCTTCAAAAGAAGGTATTAAGTCCTGAAACTCAGTGTCAATTAGTAGTTCTTTCATAAAACCTCCGTGGTTAAAAGCGGGCGACACCACGGAACGGACACTCGCGAAGCATCCTTGCCGCCCGCAATATTGTAAACTTTACAGGTGTTAGAGCCAGCACCCACTTGGGCGGTAGGTGCTGGAAGAAAGGAAGTGAAAAGGGCTGATATTATCCACCGCAGCCCCCGCCGGTGGGGAAATTCCTCGTCGCAGACACCGACTTGTATACCGCACAGCCCGCTCTTGCGGAAGCAAAACCTACTTTGCACCCCTTCGGGCGGTTCAGTTCAGCACTTTAATATTGTAATATAAGTCAGCCGATGATAGGAATCGAACCTATAACCTACTGGTTACAAATCAGTCGCTCTGCCTAGTTGAGCTACACCGGCAATGGGGCGAACGGTGGGGGTTGAACCCACGACAACCAGAGCCACAATCTGGCATTCTCCCAACTGAATTACGCCCGCCAAGTAATGGCTGCCCCGGTAGGATTTGAACCTACAGCCATGCGATTAACAGCCGCACGCTCTACCGTTGAGCTACAGAGCAATAACGATCTGTCCACGCCCTACTAGGAAATCGAACCCTCCCGCTATAGCCGTTGTCTGTCGCGCGAATTCGGATCGTCTATAACGCCCCATAAAATACGCGGGTGAGGGATTCAAACCCCCTGTCTCCGGGGTCTAACCCCGACAAGCTATCTTTGCTCCATCCCGCCATGAATAGCAGCCCCTACCGCCTACGCGTTCACACCGCGCTTACGCCACCCAAATGGTAACGAGGTTATAATAGGACTTACCCGCTGTGTTTTCGAATCTCATCCAGCACCATGCCAACGCAAAAATCAAGGTCCACGCACGATTCCTTGATTTGGCCTAACAGCTTGATACCCTGTTCGGTTGTCAAGTCCATGTGAACATGAAAGCGCCCCTTGAACCAGACGCCGAGAAAACTACCATGCCCGCGAAACTCAACGCCATCACTGCCAAGATAATCATTGAGATATTCTGCTATCTTTTTGTTAGTGCCAAAAACTTCACCATCTGCCATCTTCACTCCACCATTCCAGCGTCAGCCTGTCCTCGGTCATCACCGCGTAGGGATAACCATACTCAAACTTTCGCGTCCACGTCCCGCAGTCAAGCCCGATAATCCCATCACGGCTTGCAACATGCGGCAAGTGATCGTGACCGTGTATAAAAGCATTGCAGCCAAGCTGAGAAGCAAGCCCAAAACACGCATCATCTATTGAATTGACCTGCCCTATCACTTTGGACCATAATCGCCCAAGAACATCATCGGCCCCCTGCCAGCCGTGCCGCTCAACCCAACCAGCTAGTCGAGTCACTATCTGTCCGATGCTCGCATTGCCGCGATTGAAATAATCAAACTTATCGCCGTGCAAGACTAACGCCCGCCACTTGCCGTACTCGATAACATACACAGGGGGCAATATCGTGAACCCCAAAGCCGCCAGTGCGCCTATGTCGCGGTCGTGGTTCCCCGGAAGTAGCCAAAGCAGGTTACGGTCTGCGTATATCGCGCAGAACAATTTATGATATGCTTTTATAATGCACTCAAGCGGCGTCTCTAATGACAGGAAATCACCAAGCACAATTTTGATGTCCGGTGCGTAGAATTCCATAAATGACAGAAACGGCTTCTCGGCGTGCCAGCCGTCGTCGGCAACAGACTTGTCTTGAAAATGTAAATCGCTAGTAAAAATATACATGAAAAGGAAACCTATCTATCGTCAAGTCTGCGGGCAAGTCCAAAACACGCTGAATATATCTAATCGTTGACTCGCCCGACTGCTTGACTCTAAGCCCTTCCTCGCACCCACACACCCTACCTCGGCTATATTTGCCGAAAAAATCTTTTATGGTAACGACTCTTCTGAATAGTCGTCTTCAGCATCCTGCCCTACAACCAAGCCCACCAATACGTGCTTGTCATAGAACCGGCTCTCTTTCTTGAAAAACCGTTTCGCCGCATTCTTTGCTACGGTTTTATAATACCGCTCTGTATGACCGTCTTCGGCTTCTAACAGCGCAATATATATCTCCTGAATAACATCATCGAAGTCTTGCGGCCTCGTAATGCACTCAGCTTTTGCCACCATTTGAACTATACTTTCATGTTTCAATACATCTTCCATAGAAACTCCTTCTACTCTATAAGGGTGTTTTTGCCTCCCTTTTTAGACAACAAAATAACACATTTCATCGTATCACCACCGTTTTTTCTTCCTGCCGCCGTAAATAATAAAATGCAAACGCCGGAATCTGGCGATTAAGTTTATGAATTTGCCGACTCACATTCCGCTGATACGTTCCACAATAGCCCGCTACTTCTGACTCCGTATACCCCGCAAGATATAGCATGACGACTTTCTGCTCCATTGCGGGCAGCCGGTCAGTCACTTGCAAGAATGTTAGTTTGCTATCTAAATCGCCCAACGCTGCTGACGTGAATACAATCTCGCGATAGCTTGCAGGCTTGCCCAGCTCCTTCGCGTTCTGCTTTGTGATAAAGACTACATTTTGTTCCACGAGCTCTCCTTTGGTTTATTTTTGTGATAACTCTAGCTCTGGCTGTGACTGTGCCTCTACTATACGCTGTCTGGCTATCCCGCAAGCCCTCTCGCTTATGTCTACACCAATCCACTTCCGGCCCAGCTTCTCCGCCACCGCCGCCGTGGTGCCAGAGCCAACGAAGAAGTCAGCCACGATGTCGCCTTCGTTGGAAGAGGCTTTGATGATTCGTTCCAACAGGGCTTCGGGTTTCTGCGTAGGGTAATTTTCGCGTTCAGATGCCATGGCGTTTATTGTTGCAATATACCAAGTATCTGAAGGAAGAGTTTTCTCGCGTGGAATATCACCATCCTTCCCTTCTCTATGATGGACTAACGCACCTTTATATTTGACACGATCTCTTGCAGAATCACTCATAAGTTGATGGTCGTCCAATACATCCAAGCAATTGAAAATCCATCGCCTGCCTTTCGTGTAGAAAAGTATCATATCATGCTTCTTATTCCACGCTTCTCTTCCACGACCGCCCCACAAATACCACCAGATGATTTCACTTCGCAGATTCTCCTTGCCGAACGCAAATCATCGAGCTAGACGGATTAGCGAATTCACCCGCCAATCACAATGCACATAAATACTACCGTCCTCGGCCAGTATTCGGTACATTTGTTCTAGCCTATCAAACAACCAGCGCAAATAATTCCGCGTGCCAATGTCATGGGGGATAATTGGTAATATATCGTCAATGCGGTTTGCAGGATAGTCAAGGGTTGACCATTTTGGCATACCGAAGAATTTAGAATCCCCATCGAAACCGAATGGCGGATCAATGTAAATTAGGTTTATGCTCTCCACCGGAACCCCCGCCATCACATCAAGACAGTCCCCACAAATTATTTTATTCGTAAATCTTTCGATATTGCATCTCCTTTATGGCAAATAAAAAAGGCCACTGATCCCGACATCTCTGCCAGAACCAGTGACCTCAATTTGTTTCGCTGAGTTGTGATTCCCCGCGCACTGTAATCTACCATACAGGGGCGGTTAGTTTGATTGCTATTCAACGTCCGACACTTTAAGTATACCACAAATGACGGCAGAATTCAAGGCGATTTTGGCAGCACGTCCTTTCGCATTAAGTGTCTTTATATATCCGCAGCCCAACAGCTTCCTTTGGGCAATGATACTGCGCTCCCAAAAACTGCCTGTCTAACCCCTGTTTCATTTCTTCGTCTGATATTATAGTGTTAAACAATTCGGGGGTATATGCGCCTTCTATTTGCAATAACAATTGACGCGCCATTGCGGTTATTATCTCCAGCGCATTTCCCTTTGTCGTTATAGCTTCCGTACTGTACTCAATTGCCTTCGCACCTGTTTCAATAGATAGCTTAATTTTGTATTTCAATATCACCCTGATTTCCACCCCCTCCACATCAAATGTCTAGCATATATATTCGCCGCCCAATAACCGGCGTTGATGTCTGCGCTTGAATTCAACCATCACCCCTCCTCCCACATCTTCACCGCGTCAGCCTCGGTCATACGCCCAATCTCGATCTTGTGTTGATACCGCGAATCATCCCGCCAAGTATAACCGGCGGCGCGAAGTATCTTACTGAGCACCACTATTTCGTCATCTATCGACTGATCCTCCGGCATAATCATAGACTCGTTGGTGTCGCCTTCCCATTCAGCGGTAAACTCCAACCGCTTAAACCCCTTGTTTGCTGTAAGCCACTCAACAATATCACGGATTATATTACCAATACCGTTAATGTAACGCTCTCCGGGAATTATCGCAATTACTGCTTCATGTATCTGGGCGGCAAACTCATCTTTGGTGAATTTCCGCTCATGCATCAACTGCCAGTCTTCCCCTGAATCATAGCCATAATACCCGATATTGTAAAAGTACATTATTCCTCCTTCCTTGCTTCATCAAGCCGTATCAGCCGCCAGCACTCGACCTCTGCGTCCTGCGCCGCCGCAAGTGCCACCTGCGCCTTCTCGACACACTCCATACAGCGTTTCGTATCATCCTGTACCCGCGCATACCGCTCATCCAGATCCGCCCGCGTCTTCGCGTGTAAACCCTTTCCGCTATCTAATATTTGAGCTATCTGCTCTAGTGTCAATCTTCACCTTCCTTGCCGCGTATAGAGTGAGCGAATATCGTACCCAAGAGCATCCCGTAAGCCATCTCTGCCTCTTCCGCCCGCTCGTTGGCTTGCTCAAGCTGCCGTTCTAACCCCTTCGCATAGTCAACGGCATACCGGAACTTCTGCCGCCAAAGTGCGCCACTAAGCGCTTTTCGTTTCTTCATTCCGCTCCTTTTCTTCGATAGTAGGCCTCGGACACCTTCCCTCCATAAAAATATCAACAGCTAATGGAGGAAGATTACTTGTACGCGACTCACAAGAAATCTGTCTGTGCGCTGGCCGTATTTCCCCCTTCATCATAACGCGCGTCTCTCGTTGTCTTATCTTGCGTATCAACGTATAGAGAACCCTGAGAGCCATCCTGCTGGCCGCTTTTTCCGCGCGTATTGCCATGTATTTTAACCGCAGTTTAATCATCACCGCTCCTTTCTCAAACCCTCATCGGCATAACCACACACTCTTGCCCGCCTTCATCTTTCGGCGTCATTCGCTTTCATAAGGTTAAAGCCCCCACATATGATTATCCATGATATTCTTTATCCGCTCCGTCCAGTGCGGATCCTCCATTGGTATTACCCCTCCATGGCAAACAATATCGCCTGACGGCTCAACCAGTTCCAGATATTTCTTGAACGACGCCGAACCCGTGTCTATCGAGACAATATAGGCGTCTCGCTCGGCATCATATAGCACGGCACCAAACGTATCCCACAATAGCGACTTGCATGGGTGTAAGTCGTCTAAATAGAATCTTGTAATCCCTTCACTTACAGGAAAATGGGCAAGCAGCGGTACGTGAGTCAATCTCGGATATGCTTGACGAATACGACTATCTATTTTATCCACTTTCACCATACACTTCTCCGCCGCTCCCTTTGCTATCGCTTCCGCCCGCTCTCTGATAAAGTCATCAACGGGATTCTGGATACTCATACCCGCAAAATGATTCCCGTCCTTATCGGTGAGAATACATATCGTCATCGCGGGCGTGTGCGTCACCACTCGATGAAACACGACCGACTTAGTATTTCTGTCCACCCGCTTCCCCCACCAATACTCTTCAGACACTATTTTATCCTTAACTTGCTCGTGAAACTTTTGCATTAGTTATCTCCTTTCGTCATGTTTTACTACCATGACTTGCTGTCTGCGTCAGCCACGTCAAAACGTATGCCATGCGAGATAGCTCTGTATTCGGTGTGACATTTAGGACACTCGACAACATTCCCGTGCGCTACTCCCTCTCCGCCAAACCTTGCCCTACACGAGCAACCTATCTTCCACCCACCGGCACTGAATAGCTCCGTCCACTTGAAGGCTTGCGTGAACTTGCCTTTATTATCAGCCATACTCAAATACCCGCCTTGTCCATTTCGCCCACCCAACCACTATAATCTTCCCATTCAGCATAGCCGCCCCTTTCACAGAAGACAAATACCGCACAGCCTTCGCAGGAACTTTCTGGATAACCTCCCTTGTATCCATCATAAGCCATGCAAACATCCTTCAGTATTGCCATGAATTTGGTCACATCCGCGCCAGACATGCTATGCTTTGAAAATATCTGTTGAATCTCGTCTATCAAATCAATCACGCTCCTTTTATCAATACAAAAATAGGTTTTCCTTTATGAACCATTCAAATATACCCCTTTGGATTTCTCCCATCCTGATCTTGTTCTCCCTTTTCAGAGAAAACCTTCCAGTCGCCACCTTTAGAATATCAAGCAGCTCTTTCTCCGTCTGCGTTACCGCACTTCCACTGTTCTTTTGCAGCGCGTCAACGAGAGGCGTCATCTCCTTGACTTCTGCCGCCGATATCGACTCTTTAGCCTCGCGCTCCTTCTTAACCGCAATATACTTGAGATAGCCGCCTTCTTCCATATCGATAATGATGTCGCCCACGCCAAGCCCCTCCATCGCCGTATCTGCCGGGACATTCGCCGAACTTATGTCTTTGCAAAATCCCGACCAATCGCATCCATTCAGGAAAAACCTCACATGCCCGATGTAAATCTTCGTATCCATTCTCAATTACGCTCCTTTCACTCCACGACATACCGCACTAGCCAACCCCGTTTCATGAAGCTATCGCGCAGTTTGTCAAACTTCTCATCATAATTTATCATCAGCGGCAACGTAACGCACAATTCCAGCGTTTCGCCACCCGTCATCCAGTCGAATGATAGGTAAAATATACCGGCGGCCTGTAGCTCCATAGCTGTCTGCGTGTCGGTTATCGGCGGCTTGTCTGCAAGCAAACATTCCACCTGTTGACCTAGAGACTCCCTTTCTGATACGCCTTCTCGATAACCCACACTAAAGCCCAAAAGCAAACTTCCGGCTATCATGCAAATGATACCAATTGCCGTCCATAACGATCTCAGATTACCCGTCATCCCAAATCACCCTCCCTTCTAAAACGGTATATCATCATCCGCACCGTCGCCAGCTTTCTTCTTCCCGCCCAAGAACTGCACACGGTCGGCAACCACGCTCAACTTACTATGCTTCTGCCCTTCCTTCTCCCACGAGTCGAACTTAAGTCGCCCCTCAACAAATACCGCCCGACCTTTCTCGAGATAATTCGCGCAGTTCTCAGCCGTCTTATTCCATGTCGTTATGTCAATGAAGCAGACCATCTCGTGCTTTTCGCCGTCCTTGTCGGTGTAGGTCTCATTCACGGCAAGTCCGAAATCGCACACAGGCGCACCGGAAGGAATATATTTCAGTTCCGGGTCGCGGGTTAAGTTACCGATAAGAAACACTTTGTTCAGATTTGGCATTTAGCTCTCCTTTTCTGTTACCAAAAACGGTGGGTAGTTACATTGGAAGCCAGCCGCCCCTTTGTGTCCACCACCGCGCTTGCCGTTCCATTCGTATTCCTTCGCTATCTCAGATACATCAATGTCGGGCTTGTTGGAATACAGCGATACTGTCCAGCATCCGTTCTTGCCTTCATAAGAGAACGCCAACCAGACATCCGCATCAGGTTCTATAACTTCAAATGGCTCACTGCCCCTGAAATAGTTGGACGCATAGCATTTATAGCCTTCAAAGTCTACCCAGAAACCGTTTGTTTCAACGATAGACGCCGCCTCGCCTTCAAATGCAGCACGAATTACCCTGCCGTTTCTGAGCGTATCGCTCAAGGTATTCTCAACCCTTAGCCTATCTCTCCAGAAAGACAAGTTATCAGGACTCTTATCTATACCCTTCAAACCATAGTATAAATCCCGCGTTGTATCGCCATACTCAAATCTCCATACATCTCTATCCGCAATGAGCTTCACTATCTGAGGTATTTCGCCCCAAGTGTCAAAGTATCGCCATGTCAACTGACACGCCGCAACGCCACTCTGCCTGATACCTTTGATATTTCCAGCAAAGTCAATAAACTGGTCATACTTCTCAATAGCTGTCTTGTGGTGATCTATCCAAATTACATCTTCAGTTATCGCCAACAGTTCCGTCATTTCCTCTGGTTCGATTGAGTAATCAACGATATAAACTCTCTCATTATCTGCAATCGTATTCAATGGAAATTCATCACCATACTGACACTTTATAAACTCAATACCATCACACCTTTCAAATTTTCGGACAATCGCCGCCGCACACTTACCGTCATTATCGTTGTGATAAAAGACTTTCATTTCAAGTCTCCTTTCCCTTTGTAATTGTTGCAAACTTAATCATAGGCCGGAAAATTGCGGTTATATATTTGGGCTTTTCGGTGTTGCAGGTAAGCCCGCTTCTTTACACTTCTCCAGAAGGGCTTTCCCGTATCCATCCATATCTATCTCTATATAGTTAAATTTGCGCTCTTCACGAAGTTCCTTAATCTGTCTAACTACAGCGCCTAGCGCGGCCGAGCTTCGGTCAGCATCTCCTTCCACTAACACCGTCCGTTCCTTAACTTCGTATGCAACGTGAATCAGACTACCCAAAACGTTATTCGCAAGAACCGTTAATTTCCTATAATGTACGTTCATAATATCCCCTTTTCTATGGTGTCAGAATCGCTCTCACAACAGCGATCCCCTTTTCCAACTCATCCACAATCCGCATAGCCGTCTCCGTGACTTCCCAACTATCGTGAACGTTCCCTTTATCCATCACGGCGACAACCGGCTTCTGCCAACACTTTGCATATGCCAGTTCAGCAAGAGCGCCGCCGCTCTTGCACTGAACATCACCTTCAACAATGAAATTCGCCAGGATCGCATCACACCGCTGGACATTGAAGAACGCCCGCGCCGCTATCGCCTTCGGGTTATTCATGAGCGAGTCCGTGTACTCAGCCGCAAGCGCATCAACGCCCACGATATCGTCGCCAGCCAACGTAGGGATAGCCTTAATATGCGGCGGCAAGCTGTCAATGACGTGCTTCTGCCAGCCCCAGACGGCATCATAACTGCGCCCTAACATCGGGCAGACCAAATAAACTAAGTGTTCCAAGATTGTGTTCCTTTCAAAAATTGAATGTTATTTGTAATTGTTCCCACTCAAATTGCAACCTAAAGCTTTCGATGCTTCGGTCTTCCTTAAACGTGCCGCGCGTCCTTGCGTCCATCACTTCCAGCCGCTTCCAGAGCTTAGGGTAATACAGATATAACGCCCTGAGTTCCGACTCTCTTTGCAACGGGCAACAGAAGCACGACACGCGCTTGAAATGGTGATACAGACCGCTCCAATCAAAACCTTTCTCGTAACAACAGGCAAGGCAATCGGCTTCAGTCCAGCCCCAATCAACCAACGGATAACGCGCATTCGGTCGCTGTAGCTCCGCGCTGGACTCAATACGGCCAGCTTCATCGGCGGCAATGCCAATATATTCGAGGCATCCTTGGGCTTTCTGTTTCAGCATATTCAACTTCAACCGCGTACACCAGCGGCTATTAGGTCGCGCCCATCCATAGCCGGTCTTCTTCTCGCCGTTCCGGGCATTGACAATGTGTTCGGATAGCATGTGGTCAAATGACTGCTTGTATTTCAACCGAGTTATCTCCCGCCCGATATACCGCTCAACCTTGTCAACATGCTCAAGCAACTGCGGAAACTCCCACCCGGTATCGAAGAACAATATCTGGTCAACTGGCATGTTGAGTTCCAGCATACGCAAAAGCATTGCCGTCGAGTCCTTGCCGCCGCTGAATGATACGGAATGCCGTGTCAAATCTATGCTCCTTTCGCCTCAATCTTCCGTTCGTGAATCTTATCGCCAAATATCGCAAACATACGCCCTTCTTCTGTCTGCACTATCGGTATCTGCTGCACCTGAAACTCGCCGCCGGGGAATATTGTAATCGTGCAAACGCCCTGCTGCCAGTCTACGTGCTTTTTGTATGTCGCGTGCAGGTCACAGAGGCAGCCGCCCTCATACCCCACAAGCTGATGCTTTGCCTGTGTCTTGAAATGCGAGCCGAGCCGGTGAGTATGCCCCTGTATCAATGACACTCCCATATCTTCTACCAACGACTTGGCTGTATATGCGCTTTGCTTCCGTACCCTATCCCAATGCCCAACGATTATCTTCCCTAAATCGTATTCGCTCTCTTTGTTGACCGCTGGATTAAATACGATACCCAATTCTTCCAGCCCCAACAAACCGTCAATTCTGCTTTCGGCAAACCCAAGAAATGCGGGTGCATGTTTGGCTATATAGCTCAATATCCGCCAGTCATGATTGCCTTCATTGTATATATATTTCGCATTCGGAAAAGTCTCGCGCCAGAGCTTCAACTGTTCTTTCTTAGACTCAAGCTGCGCTTTCAGCTTTGGCGGATCTGGCTTAGTCTTGCAAAAGGCTGACACCTCGTAGCAATCGCACCCATCGCCATTATCAATAATTACATGCGGATTAAAATGTTTCGCTATTTCCAACGCCATGTCGAGTGCGTTCTGGTCATGGAAGTCGTGATGCGTATCACCATAGACAAATACCAGCTTGACTTCAGAAGCTTCCAGCTCTCGACCCTTGTCGTTAAAAACAATATTTCGCACTGAGTCAACAGACGTATCGAACCCGAACTCAACCTTGACCAGCTCGACTATATTGCGATATGTTGTACCTTCTTTTTTCAACGCACATATTCGCGCTTTCTCTTTATCAGTCCAGTTATGTGTCATACTTTCTCCTTTTCGTTAATTGTCAAACCAGAACACCAACCGCACAGGGTACTCAGCCGCTATAGCCTCCATCGTAGATAGAACTTTATCTAGTATTCTGCAACCTTCCAGCACAAGAAGGCGTAACGCCGCAACACTCACTTCGTCAAGCGTCAACCATGACGGCGTATGCCGGTCGGGGTCATTATACCACCAATCAGCAACTTCTATACTCATATCATTGGGAATACCTTTAGCTTCAATGACTGGCTCAATATCCGGCCTTCGAAGCGTCCCCGCCATGAGCGCAAAGAGTGTATAGCTCTGGTCAATATCTACTTCTTGAAAGAACTTCCACTTATCGCCGTCTTTGCGTTCCAGAAATGCGTGTATATCACAACCCATTCTCAATCACTCTCCTTCCATTTAACCAACAAGATATATACCCTCTATTTATTATACTGCATTTATAGGTAAAAGTCAAGCAAAAGGTGGCGGTCGAGCCTTCTCGATAGCTGCATCCTGCCAATTTTTATGCAACCCTTTTTGAACATCTATTTTGCCATGCACCTGTTCCAACTTCGCAACGCGACTTTCCATATCCAACGTCCGGTCTCTTGCCATATCAACCTCGCTCTCTATTTCTGTACCGAATGCCACACGAAGTCCATTATGATGTCGCTAAGATCGCCAACTGCCGTATCCAAATCAATCATTCTGCTTTGGATTTCCTTGAGCGTGTTAGTATCATCAGTACAGAAATCATTCTCGGTAACTTCATCCTCGATAGCTTCACACGCATCCTTAAGCAACTTTAACGCTCTTTCCAATCCTCTACCCATATCGACCTCACTTTCTTGTGTGCTATCACCCCAACAACCTCGTCTCAATTCAATTCGTCCAAATTCGCACCTTAATGCAATCGCTTTCAGCACCACGAACCCGCTTCTTGTGAACCTCCGCGAACTGCTTGTCGTCCCAAAAGTCAGAACAAAACGCCAGCCCCGCTATCCTACCGCGCCACTTGGAAACCTGACCAGCATCAAAAAATGCCTTTTCCAGATTATCTATGTCACGCCAGCGACGGTCTTTCGTGTGAAACTCTATCTCGATACCAAGCTCAACCGGTGCAGCAGGCGCGGCACGCATCCCCTCATCTAACATAGTCATATAAACCGTTTGGTAGTATTCGCGCTGTGTCTTCGGTGTGAACCTGAGACGGCCATTGCCCCCTGTGCGCTCCCAAGAACGCGGCTTGACGTTTAGTACCTTCTCGAATAAAACCGCTATCTTAATCACACTCCTTTTCTTGTTACACACCCTGAAAGATAATCCTGACAAGCAACGCCAGTATACCAACCAGCACCGCCCCCATCCAAAATGTACGAAATGCCGCCCAATCGGACTGCGTGTCTGCATATTCTTTATAGTTCCTCATTAAGACCATACCTGTAAATCCACAAATAAGCGCCAGTGCAAAAAACCATATAGCTACCATTATCAATCACACTCCTTTTTCGATAACATAGCGATTGCCAACTTGACAACGTTATCCGCAAACCATGACACAGGGAGTTTGCCAAAATCCTCTACGTGCTTTTCGCAATACAGGGGAAGTATGCGGTCGGCCTTATCTAAATACGAACTCATGCTATCCGCCGTTGTTCTGAAACTATTACTCATCCTCAATCACGCTCCTTTATTTGTTCCGCTAGTTCTTCTAAAGAACATGCGATGCGGATTTCAGGCCGTACTAGTCCAGTTTGAATCTTAACGTCTTGACTCCGCGTGTATTCTGGATGAACGCCAACATAAAGCAACTTCCGTGTCATAGACCATGCGCCCAATTCATATAAAACGATAGGGCATAACGTCTCGCATGGAAACCAAAACAGTATTGAACTAGCCTTTCGTAAGGCTTCATGTTCCCACGTAATCTGAGCCTGCGCTGCATCTGGATTACCAATCGAGAAGTTCTTGCGGCGCGGGTTTAGTAAGCTCAAACCAGTATCGCTCAATAAGCGAACCATCTCTTGCTGCCAGTCAGGACAACCCGTTATTCCACCTGCTAGAAAAACAGACTCATCAACATAATGCCAGTCATTTGGGGCTTCGATATATTTCATTATCAATCACGCTCCTTTCGCGGCGTCTTCGGGCTTCACTGGCAACGCCACAAACCCTATTGCTGTAAACCACTCCGCATGGTGATTTTTGCTCACTTCAGGATAGACATTGCAAAGCACAGACCCCAAACCATCTAACGTTCTACAACGTTCATCATGCTCAAAATCCTGAACCCGCTTCGGTATATCCCGAAAACCTGTATAAATGACTTCCGTTATTACCGCCTCCCCTACAACTCCTTTATCTATTTGCTCAAGCCAAACATGCTGGCCCACCTTAATCCGCTTTAGCCATTTATCACCCAAACGGACGGTATAATTTAGGGCATCATTGAAATTTGCATTAACAAATACCAGCCTTTCCATTCTCAATCACGCTCCTTCATCTTGGTGCAAGTGTGAGGCCGTATCTGGTGACGATATTGCACCACGCAATAGTCACAATAATCGACTAAATCTGTTATTATCGCGACTCTATCAGAAAGCACTTTCACACCAGATATATATTGACAACCCATAGATTTTCCACGCTTAAACCCGCGACTTTCACCGTAATTGGCAACCCAGAGTACAGTTTCTTCACACATCAGAAAATCTCCACCCTTGTATCCCTCGTACTCCGATCCTATGGCGCGCTTCAAGATATACAGCAAAGAGTCAACTGTATGTATAGACTTATTATCTCCGTAGTTAAACCTTATCGCCAAATCACAATACTTCCCGCGCCAACTACCTAGTGTAGTGGGGTAAAACTTGCCATCATCGAATACAACGATAGTTTTTTTGTTCTCGACACACTCAAGCCGTTCTATTAACCAGCCAAGCGTTATCGCTTTCATTTTGACGCTCCTTTCACGGTGTCTTGCCGCGTTATATCGCCTTCCTTATCAGCCATTCACATTGGCACGCTTCCCACTGCTTCAGATAATGCTCGACAGCCCCGCCAGCATTGTACCATTGCCCCCAATATACCGCCTGTTCTTCTGGCGTTGACGGTATACGCTCTTTCACCATCTTGTACCTTATCCTTGCCATGACCAGCGCAAAGTCGTCAAGATTCTGAAGCCGCGCATCTATCACCGACCAAGGTAACCCGAACCACGGAGCTTGCTCGGCTATGCTCATCGTGTCCATGAGTGCTGCCCAATACTTCTCCCTACTTCGATAGAACCATTTCAGCTTCAGATACCTATTCCAAATATCCATAGCCGTCGTGCCCTCCATCTGCCACAAACCGCGTGCTGGCCCGCCGCGCTATACTCTGTCACGCAGGGAGCTTTCCGCCGCCGCCGTGCCAATCATCAGCCGGATAGCGTCAATGCCGTGCTGTGTGTTGATAAATGCGTTTATGTCCTTACCGTCCACCTGAGCGCAGCGGACGGCAATCATCTGAGCGAGTTTAACGGGGTCATCATAGGTCATTCTGATTCACCCCCTCGACAACGGCTTCCAGCAAATCATCACGCCGCTTCTTTCCCTGTGCCGCTATCTCGGCTATCTGTTCCTTAAGCATTTTCAATACCTCTATGGCTTCATCTACCGTGCGATATATTGGTTCAGGGGCAACCAAGCCCCAAGAAGAATCAAAATACCCTCCACGGTACTGCCCCAAATATTGCAGAGCAATTTTACTCCCTTGCCTTACCGTGATAGTCCTTGCCTTGTAGTCACCACTATATCTAACCATATACCCGCTCCATTCAACATCTTTACCGCTATCAAGTACCCCTGATATATGGTCATAAACCCACTGCATCAAGTCTCGCCCGACAACGATTTTCGGCTTAGGTTCAACAACTACCGGCTTCGCCCGTCTCCCAAATAGGGATTTCCACCAACTCACATTCTGTCTTGTCATAGCCCGCTCTCCTTTCTCAATGCGCTCTCGCGCGTCCACCCAACCATTGCGTTACCCACTCATACGGCTCACCGTCAATCATCACTTACCTCCAATTCCCCGATAGCCTGTTGCGCTATCCGCTGTGATAACTTCGCTATCTCCTGCAAGGCCACCACACACACGATAAGATTGTTGTTCGCCTTCGATAACTCATCTTTTACTCGCGCCAGTTCGCCCTTAAGCCGGAGTCCTTCGCTTCCATATTTATCCTCATCTTCCATCCAACGATCTCTACCCATCTTACACCGCCTTTCGTATATTCAACCACCGCACGGCCTGAACCTTCCGCCTGTCCAACCGCAACACAAAACCACCATGCTCGCGCTCGAATTGCCGCATATCGGCTTCCGGTATTGTGAACGCGACTACATGGACGTACCGCTCTGGTTTCCACCGGCTACTGTTAAACTTGCCATCCATAACGCGACTGCGAATAAAGCCCTCGTCAGTTGAAAACCATTTGAACCGCTTCAGGAACGCGGGGCGCGTCGTGGTCTTGCTTGCTTCAGCTTCGGACATTGCGCGGTAGATACAAGTCATCATTCACCATCCACCCGCGTCATCCAGAAATAACCGAGAAACTTGCCGCGCCAATAAAACATGCCGAGATATACCCCATCTTGCACCTCCATGATCTGATCGGTTATCCTTCTCTTTGTGTATCTCAGATCAGAGACTTTCCACTCTCCATCTCTGTATATTCCAGACAAGACCCGGAATCGACCCCACTTGATTGTCCAGAACAATATCCGCGTGGTGTTATGTCCAATAGAACCGTCTATAACCTTGTGGTGTGTCTTGAAAGCTGGCAGAAGGCCAGTCGCCATCTCGATTTTATACATCGTATGCCCAGTGACAATTTCATAACTATTTGTGCCAGCGGGAATGTCAAACCTCCTTGCTTTATACCATATCTGTTTCAACGCCGCCGATTCTCTATGCCAGTTCATCTCGAATCACGCTCCTTTCAATGCTGACGGATTCCAGTGTACCATCTTGCCGATGTTAATCTCGCCCAATTCAACTAGCCCGTACAACATCGTTACCTGATAATCCAATTTGTCTGCGCGATCAAGGGATTCCTGCCAATCCTTTCTGTCTACCAATAGCTGATCGCGAAGATTGTACATAAGCTTCTCCAACCGTGCGCGGGTATAAAAGCCCAGCGTACCGCCGCTGTCTATTGCCTTTCTCGCTTCTGCAATCTCAGCGTCTATGTCTAGCTCTTTCCGCGCTGCCTGATGCTCCGCCAACACCGCTTCCAGCTTCGGGATGTGGTCACTGATTATCTGTTGACGTACAGCTTCAGCTTCTTCCCTTGTGGCGTATATATTCGGCGGATCGAGGTATCCATATTCCCCGCCAAACATATTCACATAGTATGTATCATCAAGAATTTCATCCAATACCCCTTCGCGAATGCTCGGACAAAGTAAAAACGTACTCTCTCCGCAACCTACATGAAGCCAGAAAACCGTTTGCCCTATCTTGAATGCCATCTCAAATCACGCTCCTTTCAATGCGCGTTTCAATCTACGCTTGAAGTTCCGCATATCCTTCTTTGCCATCTCCCGCCCCTGCTCTCTTGGCGAAAGCACATCAAACTCCTTCTGCAAACGCTCTTCGGAAATACCGGGGAAGAACTTGCGCTCAATCTGCCTTATAGTGCGGGAGTGCTTCATCCCTAATCACGCTCCTTGTCGTAAAACGAATCACGCTCTTCGTATCTTATACTGTCAGTCCACCCTATTGCATGGAATATCCACAGAAACATAAACCACATCCCACCAGTTCCCAGATCGTTAAGTCGTTCATAATCCCAATCCATGTGAATCCCCTTTCTTTTGTGACGGCAAACCCTCTGTAGCCTTGCCTATTACCATTACCGTACCTGCGCTTAATCCAAACGCTATACCCATTCCCATAAACAAACCAGCGGTATACTCTTCCTCTAAATGAAGGAACAGTACCGACAGCAATAGAAACAGCACCAGCACCCCCAAAACAATCCATCTCATATTATTCCCCCTCGCTTTCTTTGTTCTCTATCCCCGGAATATCGGGGGTCAACCTCTCAAATTCCGCTTTATCTTCCGGCGATACATATCCGGGTTTAGCCTTCTCGATTGCCTCTTCAACCTCGCTCAAAGCGTTTTGCAGTAGAGACAATTCCGATTGAATCTGCGATAATAGCGGACTGTCTTCTTCGTAGTCAAAGTAGTCGCTGTTATCAAACGATTCTATAGCTTCGTATTGAAGCGCTTCCCTCGATTCAGTTATACGTCTCAATACAATTGATAATTCAGACATTACTCCCCACATCCTTTCAGCTTGTCAACTTGTTTCGTAAATTCTGCACACAACTCCGGCAATGGGCGCCCACTTCCGATAGCCTTATTCAACGCAACGAGTGCATCGACTATCTTGATATACTCCGAATCCCCCGCAACTGATTCCAGCCACATCCCCAACTCAGCAGCCCCCGGCTTATCGAGGATAACAACTATGCCCTCACCCTCGTCAACAAGTGGCTCATCGTCCGTTGCGTCAATCCGAAACATTGCCCCGCCAGTTACGGAATCAGTAATACCCACCAGCCGCATATCAAATTCTGCATTTATCTTTATCGTGTCCGTCACTTTCCCCCGCCTCCTCCCGCTAACTCCCCAATAGCCTTTTTGAATGAGAGGTATATCCCGGGTGCAGCATAAAGAGCGTTGTCGATTATCCTATCCAGAATAGCCAGTGCATCAGTCGCCTTGATATACTCCGTCGCGTCCACCAACGGGCAGCCTTCCGGCGGCGGGGAATCTGGGTCGTCAGCTTGGACTCTACAGCGCAATATTTGTCTCTGCCAATCTCCCCCGCTGACTATGACGTATTGGTTATATTTTGGACAATCTCCACACACATCAACTATGATTATCTTCCTCACAGGCGCACACCTCCCATTCGCTCTCGGTTATGACATACTTGCACTTCTCGCATTCATGTACATAGGTCGGGAACGGGTCGCCCTTGAACCACTGAGCTACCGCTATCTGCTCTCTACCACATTCAGGGCAGATGATTCGGTCTACGCGTCTGCGCCTTTGCCAATAGGCAAGATGTAGCGAGTATGCGACAAGCGAACATAAAATCGTGGTGGCAATAGACACCAATAACCATGTTGGGATAAGACCTTTAAGCATTACTTTTCCCCTCCCCGGTAGTGATGAATCCAAGTTACGACAACCTCGCTCTCTTGGTCAATCTTCTTGGCCGTATAGGTCACATGGATGTTCATTTGTGCTGAGAACTTCCTACTGCAATCTCCACATTCAAAGTCGGATTCAGCGCCGTCTCTCCAATAATAACCAAAAGTATAATCTGAGTCTGACGGATCAACGGTTTCCCCGCAATACGGACAGACAACCTCGCATGTGTATTCGTGGTCAATTTGCTTTGACCTTGCGGCTTTCTTTGCCGCCCTAGCCTCGTTCGCTTCTGCTTCCAGTGCCTTAATGTTTTTCATCTTTCCCCTCGCTTTCTTTCGACAACGGCCCATATAATACCATCACCGCATCTCCTCCACCTTCTTCGCTATCGTCCGCCTCACACACTAGAGGGCAACTACCGCCAATACAGCGGGCATGAACCGGGCAGTTCTCTGAGTCCCGATCTTCGTTATCAGGATGAGAGCATCCATACCCATTATTGCAATAATAGCCATGTGAAAAATACCAGCAATCCTCGACAAAATACCCGCAACGCTCTGACAGCACCCATAAAGTCATTGTTTCACGGTTACCTATCATCCCTCCCCTCGCTCTCCTGGAGTACGTTCAAAAATATCCCTATCCCATGCAGTATTGCGTACTCAACATCCGTTGTATCAAGGTCTGAAGCTGGCAATCTGAAAACCTCTTCTCTGCCCCCGCCTGATACGTTTCTCCAAACCACGAAAGCCCATTCCTTTTTCTCGCAGTTGTCGCAACAGGCGTCGTTACCGTGAAGCGGGCATGTAGTATATTCATACCCAAAATAGAATCGATATGGCTTGCATCGCAACACAGCATAGTCATCTGATAGAAAAGCCTTGCTGTCGCCCCTGGGTCGCACTATGCTCCTTTCGGCAGACTCTAGCAGATTTTCCCGTGAAACTATCTGGGCTTCAATCTCTAGCATGTCATCTGTTTTCATTTCCGATAGCTGGCCTTTTAGTTCTCGGATTCTTGCCTTGTCTCCATTCCGCCTATCAATACATTTTTGTAATTCCGATGTCTTATCCATCATTCCCTTCCGGCCATTCCTGAATCACTTCAGGGTAGCCATAATTCGATTTCACCCACACCGGCACGTTATATTCCCGCGCAGCTTCAATCAACATGTCCGCCCACTCCCTCGGTGGCTTCTTTGCACCGCGTCGTGAGTCTGCGCCGATGATGATCCAGTGAAGGTATTTATTAGCATACAGTACGCCACTTGTTGGTTCAGAAAGTAACGGCTCGAATGAAATAAACCGCGTTCTATCCATGTCCGCGCCCCATATCAGATCTGTAGCGCTTCTTTTAGTAAATGGCAATCCGTCCCAAGTCGTTCCTAGCCAGCAATTTTCAGGAAAACGGAACTTAACATATCTCCCCGGTTTCTTGGTTAGAAACTGGAACACATGTTGCGGGTTCTTTTTCGCCACATCTATGATCCGTTTTATCCATTCGTCTGGTATCTCTTTGGCAAAAATGTCAATCGTCGAGCAGACGAAAATCCTCGACGGCTTCTTTGGCATACCGCAGTTGAGTGTCTTTTTGTCCAGCCGGATAGTCGGGTCTAGCTTGAACCGCTTGTATATCGCCCGTGCGTAACAATACGATTCACCTTGCGGGTCTTTGCAGTCATGCGGACACATGCCCTTGATAGGATTCCATGTACGTTCACACCAACCAATTCCGCCTTCGCTTTCTGGTTTTTGTTTATTCATACCCATCCTGCCACTCCCCTTTCTCTGGATAATCAATCGTACCATCCATGTCTTTCACAAATGGGTATGTCTCCGGGCCGCCAGTCTTGCTATTCTCGATAGTGATATTCTTCTCCACAGTATCGACTTCGACAAGCTGATGGGTATCAATACCGTAAACATCCAACGTCAGATCAACCTGTTCGGCTTGCTGTCGGCTCAGAATAAAACAGCCCATAATGTATTCGATACAGTATCTAGCCATCCTATCACTCCCCTTTCGTTGGCTTGTATCCCTCGAATTCAGGACATTCCCAAACCGGAGTTACTAAATCATGCTCAACGCAAATCGCATATAGCTTGTTGGCTATTGGGCAGTTGCGCTCCCTGTCACTCGGCGCAAATATATCCGGCCTCGCATTGGTGGCATACAACCGTCCATTCAGAACCATCATACGTCAACCCTTTTGGCTCGGTAGCAAAAGTACGTCGCTGATCAATTTCCGACATGGCTAACCATATACTCCTTTTTTCTTTCTTCTTTTGTAGCTCTACTCGCTCTGACTCTAATGCCTTTATGTTGGTTCTAATACCCTCGCGACATACACGAAAAACATCTTCCGGTTGTATATAAGTTTGCTCTAAAACGCCTGCAAGATGCCCAAGTGAACATGCAGAACCACCTACCAACCCATACGACATTCTCTGTACAATAACGCGCTCTGAGCTGCCCCGCGCATCGGGGTTAAGGCTATGCACCATACCCACCTGCACTAGCGGCCATTCCGTTGCACTCGGCCGTTGGTCTATCCAATATATTATTTGTCCTACTTTGAACTCGCTATAATCCATCATAATTACCTCCATCGAATTCCCGGCGGCGGGCAGGTGACTCTTTACAGCCCCAAATATACGCCTACAAGCACATACCCGCCCAGATTCGCAGCCCAATCACCAAACGGCCTATAGCTTTTATCTGCCCGATAATTCGCCCACGTCTTAAACACCTGCGCCACTATCATAGCCGGAAGGCAAATATATATCGGCAACCATTTTGCAAAAAACACTATACCGAAAAACGTCATTGATATATGCAGCAGCTTGTCGTAATGCCGCGGCAATGCTGATAATAATTTGACCAAGTGTTTCACCCCCTTTCAGTACCCCACATATTCAGCAGCCACCTTGACCGCGGCTTCGTAGTCAAAGTCGCCATATCCCCACTCATCCTGCAAGTCGCGAATGACCACCACGGCCGCGTTGTAATCGCGCGTCTGGCCTGTGCCTGAGTGGACGCCCGCAGCTTCTAGTTCGCGCCGGACAGCCTCGGCGAGAGTCATCTGAGTCGCTACCGCCATTCCGATACCCCCAATTCGTGAAAGCGCATGTGCGCGGCATCAAAGCCTAGTTTCTCTACCCCTTTTGGGCCACTGCGCTGCTTCCCAATAATAACCTCTGTTGTCATGTCTTTAAGGCTTTTGTCATAATACCAGTCGCCATATAGGAACATTACCAAATCAGCGTCTTGCTCAATCGCGCCGGATTCGCGCAAGTCAGATAACTGCGGTCGCTTGTCCGGCCTTCCTTCTGGGCCACGGCTCAACTGAGACAGGGCGATAATCGGTATATCGAACTCAACGGCCATCCGTTTAAGTTCGCGCGTTATTGAACTCATATCCTGAGTCCTGTTTTCGCTACGATTATCAGACGCCATCAACTGGAGGTGATCCACATATACCGCATCAATCTCGTGTTTCATTTTCATGCGCCTGATTATCGACTGCATCAAACGCGGGGATAAGCTTTCTTTGAACCTTGAAACGGGATATATAGGCGCGGCTGATAATACTTCCCGCGCGTCATGGACATCGCTCCATTTTTCCGATACCAAACACCCTGATCGTAAACGCTGCAAGTCTACATTTGCAACATCGGCAATCATGCGCTCTGCAAAGGAAATCTGCGAGGTTTCTAAACAAAAAGGCAAAACGCCTTTCGGATCAGGTCGGTCAATGCAGGTATGTCGAATGTTGTTTTGCATCAGTGTACTTTTCCCCATTCCGGGCCTGGCGGCTATGATAATCAAGTCGCCTGATACATATCCCAGAGTCAGTGCATCCAACTTTGGAAACCCCGTTGATAATCCCAAAAGCTCTCCGGGATTGTCATGCACGCGCTGTAAGTGCCTCATTGTCCTTACCATGACATCGGACATTTCTGGCGATTCGTCATCTTCCATCGTATTCAATGACAGAAGACCAGCTTCCGCGCTTGCTATCGTTTCATCAATCGGGATCGTCCTGTCTCTTGCGTCCTGATACATCTGTGCCGATATACGCGCCGCCTTGCGTCTCTGTGCTTCAGCCCTAACCATTTCAGCGTAATATTCCACATTCGCCGCTGACGGCGTACTGTCAATCATCTCGTCAACATATAACACACCACCAATACGCTCAAGGTCTCCTGCCCCATCAAGCGCGTGTACAACAGTCAATAAGTCAGAAGGCTGCCCCGCGTCAAACAACCCCATAATCGCGCGATATATCTTTATGTGCGCCTCGCGATAGAACTGCTCTGCTCCGTTTATGCCGAGAACGGCCACCACGTCAGCTATAGCTTGATTGCTTTCGTTCCCTAGCATCATCGCGCCGAGAACCGCTCTCTCAGCGTCTATATTCATCGACGGCACTCTATCGAGGTCAAGCCCGATACTCATTTCACTACCCCCGTTGCGCTCGACTTGACATCGCTATTAAACAAGGAATTCTGCCTATTGTCTATTTCGGCAGCTTGAAGATTCCTGAGCGCAACATCAAAATACTCCCGCTTGAGTTCGATACCCACGAAGCGGCGACCCATCTTGATTGACTGATACCCCTCACTCCCAATCCCCGCAAATGGTGATAATACTACATCGCCCGGATTCGAGTATAGCCTGAGCAAATCCCGGATCGTGTCAAGCTGTAATGCCGATATGTGCCGTTCATCGTTTTCAGGTTTAATCGTATTTAATGTGTTTGTCTGGCGTATGTGCCACCATACAGGTGATGCTACTTTCGCCCATTCATCGACGGGAAAGTCGTTGTCGGTATGGGTTATGCGTTCTAAGTTTTCTCCGGGCTTCCGCATTATCAAAACGTAGTCAGGCATTCCAACACGACATCGGCCTGAGTCCTTCTTCAACTGCCGATGTAGCAAAACATGGGTTTTCGTCCTCACGACTTCAATCACCGGACTTTTCCAAATAGTAATCCTTGAGTAGTAGATAAATCCGACATCCTGCATTACTTGCCGCAGCATAGCGGGGAAGTCCTTTAATCCAACATAATTATCGCGCCCTAGCATAGCCGGTATGTCCATGCAATGCAGAGCTACTGACCGACCGGGCATCATCACTCGATATAATTCACTTGCTAGAAACTTAAAATTGACCACGAATTCATCTTCGTCTGTCACGTTTGCCATATCTCTTTTAGAATCTGAGAAAACGTATAATGACGCAAACGGCGGAGAGAAGATGGAAAAGTGTATTGACTCATCGGCAATAGTTTTAATCTCTTCCACGCAGTCACCGTAAATCATCTTCCAGCCGCCCTGCTCTTTCACTGTGCTGATATACTGTTCATCCATCTGGCTCTTATCCTTTCCCAGTTCCTTTCTGAAATGCCTCAACCCGCTTGCTACTGCTTGCTCAAACATCTCTTTGAATCTCGCTTCCTTGCCTTCGATATTCTGCTTGATGCTGATTTCCCTATCCGCTGTCACGATATGCACATCAACGGGCTTCTCCTGTCCGAATCGCCAGCATCGACGAGTCGCCTGATAGAACTGCTCAAACGAATCAGAAAGGCCGACGAAAGCCATATTGTAACATATCTGCCAATTCATCCCAAATCCGGCTATGCTCGGCTTCGTTACCAGCCGCTTGATCTCGCCAGTAGCGAAAGCTTCCAACGCCCACTCCTTATGCTCTGACTTATCCGACCCCTTCACTTCCACCGCGCCGTCAATGGCTTCTGTCAGATATTTCGATTCATCGTTTAGGTTACACCAGATGACCCATGACTCATCCGCTGGCCGCTGATTGATTATATCCGCTGTATAGTCAGTCCGGTCTCTAATCGTGTCACGCTTTGCCGACCTGCGCTCATTCAAAGTCAACGCTGGCATGTGGAAAAGCATATCTGACGGCGGCTCGGTTGACTCAATAACGTGTTCGATATATCGGATCGCCGGTAGCTGAAAGAGCTTATTATCATACCCATACTGACCCGGAGAACGCATCAGTATCCCCCACGTCGCCAGCCATCGCCAGAATTCATCTTGCGCATGACCCTTCAACCGCCACGATGCGGAATGACTGGCATCGTTGACAAAGAATTTCGCCAGCATTTCAGAGTATGAACAGATGTTGAGAAACTCTGCATGGTTTCCAAGCTCCATGTAATCGTTGGGGGCCGGAGTCGCTGTGCAACAGAGCTTATATGGTATGTCTGCCGCCCCTTCCGTTATCGCTTGCCGAAACTTCCCAGAAAAGCTTTTGAGAATACTCGACTCGTCTAACACGATCCCCGAGAACTGCATTAAATCGAACTTGTGCAACATCTCATAATTCGTGATGTTGACCCCGTCAGTCGTCCCCGACTGCTCTCGGCAGATGTTGACTTCAATATCAAACTTCTGACCTTCACGCACGGTCTGCTTTGATACTGCCAGCGGAGCGAATATCAACACCGGAGCGTCAGTATGTTCGATAACATGACGCGCCCATTCAAGTTGGATTGGCGTGTTATGCGTAACTATAAAATGCTCAGCAACATAGCTTTGGTCTGGACTATCCACTGATATACATATAGTCTTTTGCTGGCCTTCATATTCAATCCTGTCTATCCAACGGCCATTATCTCTGGGATTAGGGTTCCACTTCTTAGCCTTATACTCGACCCAGAATGGATTATATGTTTTCAAAGAAAACGTTACCGTATAGCAATCTCTATGCCGCTTTCCTTGAAACATTCCCTTTTTCATGCTCAACGTAGGAATGCCACCTAATGATCTGACCAAAAACATGACATTATTGGCTAGTTGCTTACTAACAGTATAGTATTGGCTTGTGCCATAATCCATTATATATCCGTCAGTATCCATCAGCCCTTGCAGCAGCATGATTCTGAATTCTGTTGAAGAGTGCACCAGGAAATCATTTGGAATAAACTTCTCATGGCTCAATTTGCCATACAATCCTAAATCAATGAATTCCTGTCGGAACGGATGCCTTTTATTCCCAGTACAGCCAGAGTGTATTCTATAATCATATAAGCTTCCTTTCTTTTTGATGAGTGCCATATCATACGGTAGCTCACATCTAACTCTTTGGAGAATACTCTGGTCTGCACTGGAAATACAAATATTTCCTTTCAAATATCCATCCCCTAGCAATGCACCCATTACATAAGGGGAAATCAGGCCATCATAATAACCGGCAAAGGCAACTGGATTCACGACGGGAATATCATAATTTCTTGATTTGCCATCTGCACCGTATCTTAGATTCCCGCATTTCAATAAATCATCCGTAGACATAACTCTCCACTTCTTGTTTCTCTGTCTATCATTGTTTGTTCTTACAATGTGAAGATGATCAATATCTACTACATAAGATACTCCATCACTAAAATGGAATCGATACGTGGCAAGTTCCTGCTTAGGATAAACACCTGACACATTATATGCTTTGCCATCACTGGCAATCACCTTGCATCCAACAGTCAGGCTTTCTATGTTTACATACCCAGTGGGAGTTAATATCTGGCTTCCATATGGCTGACCTTTTCCTGTACCGCAATCGAGAAATAACGCCGCTCTTCCCTTTCTTAACGCCCATTTGAGTATGTCGCTCTGGAACTCATAGAGCATGGGGTTAATCTCTAGTGACGGTTCAAATCCACTATCGACTCTATGCTGTATTTTATTATTCAGGAATTCAAGATAACTGTCATTTCTCTCCGGTATTGCACTCATTCCGATCCCCCCGATTCTGTCACAGCCGCATAAAGCGCGGCAAAATATTCACCTGCTGGAACTCCTGCGTTATCTAAGGCCTTACACTGCGTTTCAATATCTTCAAGCGTGTGATTTTTGGCTAAGTCTTCGAGTCGGTCTATCTGGTCAGAAAAGTATTTACTGGCTAATCCCTTATGGCAGGTGTTTACCATGTCAACTACCCGCCCCATCTTGTCGTTGAGTTCGTCAATTCGCCCCCCTGCTTTCCCCGCATTGCTCTTGGTAATAAAATATCCATTCCGGTAATAGCTCTGCACTTTATTCAAGCATGGCCGCCCGTGATCAAACCGCAACGGCATCCCCTTGATGCCATCTATCAGGTATTGACCGGCTTCTTCCGGCGT